TTCACTCGATACTTATACAGTTTAGTCCAAGGTAAATGGTTTGCTTGTAGCTTGATCCACCACACATACATCTTGGTCTTCATATTATCTCCTAAACTGTGCTATCAAGGGTCGTCTGCCATACTGCAGGCGAATCTTCAATGCGTGAATACTGCCAAATCTTTTGTTTCGCCAGCCTTGATGTGCACGTCGTATTTTAGATAACTTAGTGCGCTTGTACGGTTCTTTAGATGTTGCGCCCGATGCAAAATGTAAAACAGTTCTGCGACAACCAACACCACCAAAGATGGTGGTGAAGTTGTTGCGTGCAATAGTCTTTCTAAAGTTAAACCGTTTCATTTTCTAAACTAATCAACGTGGTGTTTTTGATTGGCACTTGGAAAAACATCTCGTCCTTGTAAGAGTACTTGTTAGGTACTTCTTTTACTGGGCTTGAAGCTAAGGTCTCACCGTCAACTAAAATACCGTGAGATTGCGTGCTGTTAAACACGATGAACTTACACGGCATGTCCAGCTTGGTATACTTGGCCTTGCGGTGCGGGATCTGCAGTGTATCGTATTGAAACGTATCGCCGCTCCAAACTTTCTTGATCTCGACCTCACAATAGAACTTACCATCCACAATCAAGTCGGCGCCGTAGCGGTCGGGATTGTCTTCGACTGTATGGCCAAGGGATGTCCAGTACTGCTTGCCACAAGCACGAGCCTTGGCGTCTGTCTCTGCGAATAATGCTGGGTCGAATCTCTTTTTCATTCTTTGGCTTTCAGTTTTTTGATTTCGGTTTTCATTTTCTTTGCGTCTTTTTCCATCTCGACAATGACTGCGGTCATCTCGTCAATGATTGTGCGGGCGGTGTTAAAGCCCAACTCAAACATCTCTGCGTCTGTGTAAACTCGCATTGATACTAACTGCGTGGACTTCCAGCTATCATACGCCTGCTTTGCATTCATTAAAAAATCTCCTCTGTAAATTCATCAATCGAGTCGACAAACTTCTGTGCCTTCTCATTAAACTTAATGCCCTTGTAACCACGTGTGCGGTTGCCCTCGTTGCGTAACTGGATCGAAGATACTCGGCGATCCTGAGTTGCCGCTAAGAACTTGCGTTTGAATGCCATGTCAGTGCCCACCGGAATATTCTTGTGAACTGCCCAGCGTTTGTAACATGCAAACAGTGCGTCCTTAGATACAGACTCATCGGCATCAAATATCAACACGTCCTCAATGAACGTCATCATCGGGTTGCCCAACTCTTCCATCGTGGCCAGTAAGTCAAGGCCGGACTCAGGTTGCACAAACCTCTGTGAGGTGCGTGCTGTCCTGCGCTTGTGGCCTTCTAGGCACCAGTTAAAGATACCGGACAGCTCTTCCTCTAGCCGTGAGGCTAAGGTCACGTCTTCTTTGCCAATAAAGCTGTTAGTCATAGATAGCACCAACATACGGCCGGTCAAAGCGTTCGAGCTCTCAGACAACTGCAACGCCTCGTTGGAATAAACCATGATGCGTGTCGGTAGGTATCCGTTCCAGCTCTCCTTGTTTTTGCGGTTAACAGTGATCGTGTCACCGCCAACAATACGAAGTAACTGGGACACAATACCGCCGGTGTTGCGCCCAGTCACACGTGCGTCCGTGAACGATGCGAGTAACTTGTTTAACCATGGCTGTAAACCAAAGCTGTCCACAAGCTCGTCCATCTGAGGCGCCACGGTATTGTGTTGGCCAAGCAGTGCGACTAGGATCTTGTTAATCGTGCCCTTGCCACTGCGACGTGGGCCGACTATGTTTAAGAACTTCTGTTGCTTGGTGTCACCACTGAGCACGTACGCCATGTACTCTTGCAGTAGTTCCTTGGACTCAGTGTCGTTAGGCCACAGGTCATCTAAGAACTGTAACCACTGTGGGCACGTAGCCTTCGGGTCATACGAAAACGGCAGGCTGTTGGTTGTAAAGAATCCTAGCGAGTGTGGTATCAGGATGTTATCTTCAAAGTGAAAGACACCGTTCGATAAGCTCACTAGCTTTGATGCCTCCGGCTTGCTGTTCGCATAGCCAGCCAACCATACAGGCGGTTTAGTGTTGGCCTTGTTCTCTAGGTGCACTAAGGCTTTGACGCCGTCCAAGATACCCGACACGGTGGCTGGGTTTGGGTTGAACGGTTTGATGTTGCCTTTGCTGTCTTGCTTGGAGCACTTGTCTAAGAACTTGTACAGGTTGGAGCGAATGGTCTGCTCTTCTATTAGGTCGTAGTGCGTGCCAACGTACACGTACCAGTCGTCTGCGTAGTGCACTAAGCGTGCACCCTCCTCGCATGAGTACTCAGCGTCTAAGAACTGGCGTGCGTTACTGATCGGGTTGTTTGCATCTAACACAATCGCACCGGAGTCGAGCGCATTCTGTAGCTTGATCTGTGACACCTTGAATATCATGGTGCGTAGTGTCAGGCCTCCGCCCTTCTTGCCAAACGTGAGCCACTTCTTATCGCACATGTTGGTCGTGTACTTAAGGCCGTCTGCCGACCACCTGTCCCACAACTCGAGCGCCTCGAAGTCACCCTCAAACTGGTGGTGCAACATCTGACCCACCTCGAGCCAGTTCGTGTAACCGTTTGGGTCTAAATGAGAAAGCAACTCATTCTCAACACGGTCAACCGCCCACCCCTCCAGTGGGGGTGAGTAGTCGCCGAACGTGTCGCCTGACTGGCGGATGGTGCGCTCAGGGATGTGAGAGGAGATGTCTTGGAACTCGGTCGGGATACTGCCTGAGATATGGTGGCCAGTCACCGTGAAGTAACGGCCGGCCTTGTATATCTCTAGCCCCTTGTCGTGGTCAACGTGACCTGCGTGCAGGTCTGCGTACGTGAAGATCTTCACACCCGTTCCGGATGGGCTCACCTCCATGTAACCCTCGATAGAGTTTGCTATCTGCTCATGCTCGGGGTTGGTAAATCCGATGGTTGGGTCGTAGCCCTTGTCAAGGTCAACGCCCACCAAGTTATCGGATCCATCAAACACAAAGCCCACACCGTCAAAGTGGTTATTTTGGAACGCCTCCATGATGGTAAAGAAGTCGCTCCATGTTTCTTTATTGCTGGTGCTCGCCGCTTTTCCGGAGGGCTGGACTGGGAGCTTGCTCCACTTCTGATCTCCAGCCTCACCGATGAGCACGTAGCGCCACAAGACCCACCTTGGGGTCTTCTTCAGCTGGTTCGGGATGTTCTCGAACTGGACTGGTAGTGCTGTCGGTTTATCTATCATTTGTTTCCTTGTTTGCAGTACTAATTATACAAATACTGGGAAAAAACTTGTGTCCTATATGAATCAAGGACTTACATGCTGTCACAACTACTTGACTTTAACATTGTGTTGTAACTCCTTGATTTTATTGAATAAGTGCATTTTAGTGTCACGGGTTGTCACGGGTCAGTTTTTGTACCCGTGACAGCTGGAAGCCAATACTGGCGTGGCTTAGAGGGTAAGTGTCACGGGTGTCACAGGTATTTTCTTATTTTATTTTAAAAATAAAAATAAAAAGATATATGCCACCCCACACTAATTTGGAAAATACCCGTGCCACCCGTGACAAAAACCCGCTAAGCCAATGGATATAAGGCTCGTAGCTGTCACGGGTCTGAAATCGTACCCGTGACACTTTGTGTCACATATAACCAAAAGTTATTTAGGAATTACATAACCCATGCGTTTTGCCATAAGGTATGCCCACTTCCTGAAATTCTCACGATTCTCACTGTTTTGCTCGTCCCTTGGATCCCAGTCGGCCTTGAACTCAAAATTGCCTTGGCTGTCATGGAACTCTATATGCTGTAGGTTACCCTCTTTGTCGTGTACCTCTACCGGTATTGCGTTCTTTAGTTCGTCCATTATTGTTCTCCTTTTAATTGGGTTACTAGGTCTCTGACCTGTGGGTCGTGGGTGTCCCAGCTGTCCTGCGTGCCATAATCTCCACGGCTCATGCGCATGCGCTCCTTGTCACGGAACGCAGGCTCAATTGCCCACCACGCTGAGCTTGCCTCCTTGTACTCCAGCCACGGTAAGTTTGGCTCAAACAATGGCGTCGCTGATCCGGCCACGTGCTCTGAGTCTAGGTAGTCACGATGCGGTATGTATGGCATTGTGCGGTTCTTGGCTGTGATCACCAGCTTGACCGTGTCACGTGCCTTGATAAACCGGTCGTATGCCTTCTGTTGTTCGGGGGTTAATTCTAAATACTTACTCATCGCCTTCTGTCTCCAAGTGTTCGGTGTTAATTGCATCTAAGGATTTTGGTTCACGTAACAGGTAGCCACGTAACTGGTGTATGCGCATGTCAGTCACTCCAACCTTCTCGGCCAGCTCACCGACAGATGGCTGTCGTCCCAGCTCGTGCATGAGGATACGCTCGTGGTACTTGAGTTTGCGGATCTCTTCGCTCACGTTCACTGGCAGTCGGATAATGTTGGCCGTGTTCTCAACGCACCGCATGACAGAGCGCTCAATGAACGGCTTGGCAAAGCCAATAAACCGGATGCCCTCTTGTGGCACCCAGCGCTTACTGGCCGTCATCATGCCCTCGTAGCCGGCTGAGATAAGATCCTCAAGATCTACACGGCCGTATTGCCACGTCGGTAACTTCTTGACCAAGGCCACCACGTAGCGCAGGTTATGCGTCACCAGTTTGTCCATGGCGTTATAGTCACCATTTTGAATCTTGGGCGCCAAGGCGTGCTCCTCTGCCAGCTCTAATGGCTCGATGTCATAGAGCTCAGATAAAAACATAGTCAAACTACTGGTCTCAGTATTCAAAATGGCGCCCCTCCTAAAAGTTCATACAGGTTGGGTGGGGGTTTGCGTGGTGCTATTTTGAGGGTGCAACCGGTGCGCAGGAATGGCTCGCACTCGATGCGACTGGCAAACGCCCCCATGTAGTCGCCAAACTCGTCAAAAACTAAGTATCTCAGATACACTAATTGCTCCTATCGTGTCTAAATAAACAAGTGCTAAGAAGGCTCCGATTATACCACTCATCACGCACGTCATCACAATGTCAAAGAATGTTGGCTCTCTCATAAAAATCCCATGCGGTCATTAATAATGGCGGTCAAAAATATTGCCCACAACAATACGATAAACCAACGTTGGCCGACTGATAGCCCACAAAAACCCATCACCGCACAAAAGATACCGGACACCAGTGCGCTGATGATGGATATAAAAACAAACAACGATATCAATAGAGTCATATCAAACCCCCTCGTCTTCTAGCTCTTCAAAATAATAGCCACTGGACAAGTAGGCCAGCTCCTCATCTATACCACGATGCTCAAACTCTGCGTACGCAAAGTCTAGGTCATCCCAGTTGTTCTCAATCATCTCTTGGTACATCTGTTTTGTTTTGCTCACGATTATCTTCCCTTAAATACAAGTTCATACCTGCGTTGATGTTCGTCGACTGACTCGGTGCTAACGTAGGACTCAAACTCCTTGCCATTGGCAACGTAGTAGTCCCACGCCTTCTCCGGTGTGTCGAACTCTTTGACGTCTTTGACCGTGTGAATGATGGCCACTGGATGCTCGTCACCATCCTTCACGAACTGGCCAAACTCAATTATGCCGTAGTAGTAGGTTGTCATGCTGTCTCCTTCTCTTTAAGTTTAGTTAACTGTGCCTCTAGCTCGTCCATCAGTACAGCATGGCCGACTTTATATCCATGCTCGAACTGCAGGAGTAATTCATGCGACTCGTACGGTTGTACAAAGTCGGAGCCCGTGATGCCGTCATGGTAGCCACGTGCAAATGCTAGTTTGTCTGAGAATCTCATTTTATTTCTCCAGTTTGTAAGGTTTGTCCCAGTCACCCACGTTCAGGTGCATGTAGTACGCTGTGTCAAAGTAATCGATCATAGAATCTGAGTGGTCATAGTAGTCTGCACTACGTAACGCCTCAGATACTTGTTTAAGGATCTGCAATGGCTGATCACTGAAGTGATCGTCCAGCCAGTACATATTAACCTGCATGTGACCCTTATCAGTGGTCAATCTGAATGCCTCACCAGTCTTGGCTTTGCAATTAGATATAAAGTCAACCTTGCCACTGCGAATGGTGCAGGTGATGCTCATGTAATCCTGAACTCGCAGGCTGTACTTGATGCCTAACGGCTTGAGTACTTTGTCGAGGTTAGCTTTGATAACTTTCTTTTTGTCTTGGTTCATGTATGCCATGGTATTTATGCCTTAAATATGGATTTGTATAGTTCGTTGCTAATGTTGTATTCAGTTGAATCATCAAATAAATACTCTCTACCTTGTACTTCAAAAACACCCACATTACTATCGTGAAAATAAGGTAATGTGACTTTTTTTCCATTTGCCGTGACTTCAAACCCGTCAACGCATTGTTTTCCTGTTAATGTAAACGCCATGATGTGTATAACTCCTTGTGTGTTGTGTGTATAACTATGGTCAAACTGTAGGGCTTATTCAGTGCTCCAGTTACGCTCTACTGAATCCCAGTAGTCACGCATCAGCGCCTCTTCACTGCGCTTGTTAGCCTCGACGGTGTCACGTGTTGGCACGCAGGTTGGTGCGTTGTCTAGGCGCTCAAAATCAATCTGCAGGAATGTTGCCCTGCCAGTGCAGTAGGCGCCGATCTCTTTGTACAGGTCTTTCACGCCACGGATCTCACAATCCCAGTAAATGTGGGCGCCGTTCTCTTTAAGCCTGCGTATTGCCATGTCGTACTTGAATGCGTCATTGTCGTTGACACTGGCCATGTAGGCCACAAACTTTTTGAGAACTGCACGTTGTTCGGGGGTTGTGTTTAGCATGATTAACTCCTGTGTGGTGTGTAGATACTACTATGGTCAAACTGTAGGGCTTAATTGCTTGATGTAATCCTCGGCATCCTGCTGGCATAAAAATATAGGGCTGGGGGTATTCTTATCCCCGTCCTTGATGACCACAAATATGTTGCCGGCTTGGCCGGTCTGAAGTACTTCGTATTTATTCTGCGTCATCATCAAACTCCGTTAATTGGTCAGCCATGTCCAGCATGCAAGATAAGCACGTAGGGCAGAACTCCACTGGGATGATGCCAAAATTGCCTGAAATGCCACCCTCGTCCTGTAATGAGAATGGTGTACTGCACACGGTGCACTTGTTTGGATACTCGACTTTCTTCATGATATCTCCTCAAGTTTAAAAAGCACGTCCTCAAGGCCGTCTTTGCGTTGCAGTAAAGACTCTTTGGCCTGCTCTTTGGCGTCCAAGCTATTCTCAGCATTGAACTCCCTGTAGTGCGTGATTTGTAGATCCACTGGATCCATGTAAGTTGCTAGGTAACGTGGCATGGTTAAACTCCTTGATATAGCATTGTTATTGCACGGTCGAGAATTGCTTTTCTCTTGCTTGGTTTGTAATCGTGGAAAGTACGTAGGTCATGGATTAAAAACGCCACGGCCGACGGGATGCTTTNCAAATTGCAGTCTAGCTCAAGATTGATATCTTGGCGTTGTTCCGTTGTCATCATTTGTTGTGCTCCAATTCATTCATTAAGTTTGCCTGCTCGATTTCCCAGTCTTCCTGCTCTTCGCAGTCTAACGCCCAGTCACTTTCACCGCCGTAGTACTCGTTGGCCTGTTTGTATGATTCAAACTGATTGCCGTTGATGTCTTGCCACATATTAACCTCCGATATGAATGAATTGAAAATGGTCTTTCTTGAACTGCTCGATCTCTTTGATGGCCTGCTTACGGATCTCATTGAGCTCGTTTGCAATGCTGTCACCGCTGATCTCTTTGATCCAGCCACTGCCATACCACTGCTCGTGGTTTGGGTGGTAGTTCAGTTCGATCCAGTTCTCACCCCAGCGGATGTCAAACGATTTGCCACCCTGTTTGAGATACTCAGCGATGGTGCGCATGATGACTGCACGGGATGGTTTGCGGTTGTTGTAATTGATTTCGATTACTGGAAATAATGTGCTCATATTATGCTCCCAATTTGGTTAGTACTGCATTGGCCTCATCAATCGATGCGAATGGTTTGCGGCCAAGGCCAACCATGTTGGTCTTATTGTCACGGATGGTAAAACCGACTGACTGGATTGACCATGAGGCCTGCTCGGCCTCGTTGGTGTAGGGCACGGCACCGTATATCGATGCGGTGCGTCCGTCGGCGTGTACCCAGCGTTTTGCTGGGATGATCTCATAGCGTTGCATATTAACTCCTGTGTGTTGTGTGTATAACTATGGTCAAACTGTAGGGATTATTCAATCCGCTGAATATCTAGATCAGGGCGTTTTATGTTGCGGGTAAGGTACATCACCATTTCGATGGCCTGTTTGTGTGTCAATGGTTTGCTGATTGTAACTGGCTCGCCGTCACGATTGCTGGTCACTACCCATTCTTTGCGCAGGTGGTTGTAATTCCATGGTTTGGCACGTTGTGTCATATTAACTCCTTGTGTGTTGTGTGTGGATACTACTATGGTCAAACTGTAGGTCTTATTAGGCTAAGCAATCATAGCCATCGTGGCCAGTATCGTATCCTGCACCGGCACAATATTGTTGCCACTGTTCCCAGCTCATCTCACTGCGCAGGTTGTTGTACTCATCAACCCAGCCAAATAGTCGGGATGACTCACCCCATAGGTGTGCGTTTTTGTTGATTAGCTCTGTAAGTTTAACTAAGCGCACAACAGTGCGCTCATAGGTCTTATGTGTGGTGATCATGGTTATGCTCCATCCCAGCGTTTGCCGGCTAGTCTAGTGATCTCATCCTGCAGTTCGTTTAGTTTGGTCAGTGAGCCCTCAGCGCCTAAGATGTAGGCAAACTGGTGTGTGGGCTCGATCCAGCGGTTGATGAACTCTTCACGAGTGAGTTGTACTTCTTTGCCGAATGAGTTTGGAAATGGTTTGGTTTGCATGGTGATTCTCCTGTGTGTTGTGTGTGGATTGGTACTGCATATAACTATGGTCAAACTGTAGGGCTTACTACAGCGGTAGATAGTGGGGCTGGGTGGGAGCGGTTGACACAGTGGCTGATAGGATAAGAAGGCTCTCAGCCATACAGCTCTCGCATGCGCATAGGCTCACAGGCAGGCGATCGCAACGTGGTTGATACTAACCTATGCACTCAGGCCTGCTCGCCTCCTAGGCCGATCTGATGCGTCACAGTGAGGTGAGTACTCACTAACATAGCACACTGCTTAGCTACCAGTGAGGCAGGCAGGGCGCCCAGCCACGCCGGCTGACAGGCACACAGGTCGGCGCCTACGTGAAGTGAGTACTCACTAACCTGCACAGGCATACGTGGCCTGTGTTGTCACGTTGGCCCTCCTTTCCTAGGGGGCGGTGTTGTTTGTAAGCCACACACCTTTAACGGGTCCTGTCGGACGGACCGGGCGGGGGGCCCCTACAGACCTCAAGCTGCTCAATTTTTGGGCATTTCTTTCCTAAAACTGACTTTCTAAAATTTTTTTTATAAAAATCAAGGACTTACAGCTGTCACGGGTACGTTTTTGACACTGACGCTTGTAAACCTTTGATTTAATTGACAAAATATTTATTTTTACAATTTAGGGCAGGGGGTGGCACAACTTTGTCACGGGTCAAAAATCGTACCCGTGACAGCTGCGAGCCTTATATCTATTGGCTTAGCGGGTTTTTGTCACGGGTGTCACGGGTATTTTCTTATTTTTTATTTTTTAAAAAAGAAAAATAAATATCTGGGTCCCCCATTAATTTGGAAAAAAACGAGCCGACCCGTGACAAAAACCCGCAAACCCACGCCAGTATTGGTTTCCAGCTGTCACGGGTATAAAATCGTACCCGTGACACCCGTGACACTTGGGCCGCAAATGTTGTATTTTTGTATAATTAAATACATGACAACGTATGTATACCAAATCCAAGGCGCATTGGAAAATGTGCGACAAGAACTTTTAGGGTTTAGAGTATTCCTATGCACAACCTCTTTCTTCGATTCGGTAGATGTTCCAGCCGAGGTCTTTGATAAAGAGCTACTTGCATACATGAAGTTTAGGCTGGCAGTAACGGAAGGTAGGATTAATATCAACCGTCTGCCTTTAAAAATACAAAACAGTTTGCGTAAGGCAATGGGCCAGTGGCTAGACCGCTGGGTTTTGGAGAATTTACCGAATGGCGATAAGCAGTGACACATTGGTTTTAACCACAAAGGATTGGATTAAAGCTGGCGACCTGCTACCTGACGATTATGTTTATGGATTGGATGGCCTGCCGCTAAAGATCTTGTCCACCCAAAACTACACGCCAACCAAGATGTATTCCATTTTGTTAGACGATGGGTTGGAGATTTTGGCCGACAGGCACCAAGCACTACCACTGGAAGATGAGAAGTACCGAATCAACCTGTGTGAGTTCCTATCAAACAAACGCAGCGGTAAGTTGGTCCGAAATACCAAACGCCGGCAACAGCTCAGAGTTAAGACGGTTGAGCAGCTGCTAGAACTGGAAGACAAGTTTTCTATCCCAGTTACCCAGCCGATTACTTTTCGGCACCAAGATTTACCAGTCCACCCATATATCGCTGGGTTGTGGTTTGGCTTTATGAATCGTAAAAATACGATGTGGCTAAACCAAGAGCAGTACAAACATTTGGAAAAAGTATTTAGGGCAAATCGGTTTAAGTTAACCAAACTGCGCACTATCAGCTTTAAGAAGCATTATGAAGTAATGCCAAACATTGGAGTGTCGTTTTTGACCGACAACCGTTTTCCGGTAATTCCAACCACGATACCAAAAGAGTATCTGTTTGCTTCACCGGAACAACGGATTGAATTTTTGCGTGGGTTTTTTATCTGCCGCCGCAATTGTTACGACAAAAAGAAAAAGCGGTATAAGTTTACATCTGGGGACAAAAAGTTTTTAAAACTTATTCGGTTCCTTGCTGAAGGGTTGGGCATGAAGACATACATTCAGGTCCAGTCTATTAAAGGCGAAACGTTTGTCAGTTTGTTTATCAGGACAGATATTTCACTCCACCCGGACCATGAACCGGAACTACGTAGCGCTGGTTATAAGCGCAGATACATCACCGACATTGAAGAAGTCGACCCGCAGCCGTGTACCCACATCAAAGCGGAAAGGCCATTCATTATTGGTACTGAGGGATTTATAGCAATATGCTAAACCAAACACAAGAAAAAATTCTGGCGAATTTTGCAAAACAAAACAAACACTGGCCTAAGCCAGAACTCGATGCGGCAATGTGGAGGATCAAATGGTCGCTCCAAGCCCTGCCGCACCAGCAAGAACCTGAGGACGGTGAGTATGATACGTTCCTTATGCTTGCGGGCCGGGGATCAGGTAAGACGCACACTGCAAGCCATTGGATTGGCATTCGTGCTTGGGAGTTCTCCGGCACACGCTGGCTTGTCACCGCCCCAACCTCTAATGATATCCGTGCGACTTGTTTCGAAGGCGACTCCGGACTTCTTAATATCATACCCCAATCACTTATTCGGGATTACAACAAGTCCCTCTTTGAGATTACCCTTATCAATGGATCCATCATACAGGGGATCCCAGCCTCAGAGCCAGAACGTTACCGTGGTAAACAGTTCCACGGAGCTTGGTTTGACGAGTTGTGTGCGTTCGATTACCTCGACGATGCCTACGACGGTGTACAGTTTACCCTCCGTCTTAAAGACCCTCGGATCAAACGAGTGCAGCAGATTATTACCACCACTCCAAAGCCCCGTGAACTAATTGTAGACTTAAACGAGGGCAAGGTTGGTGGTGAGGTGTACGTTGTTAATGCCAGCTCATACGACAACAAGTCAAATCTTTCTCCTACGTTCTTTAAACAGCTTGAGACTTACGAGGGTACCGACCTTGGTAAACAGGAGATCTATGGTGAGATCCTTGACCCTGAAGAGGCTGGTATTGTTAAGCGTCGCTGGTTCAAACTATGGCCAGCCAAGATGCCAACACCGGACCTTGAGTACATCATCGTATCGTACGACCCAGCTACCTCTGAAAAAACACACAATGACCCAACTGCTTGTGAGGCATGGGGCGTATTTGATAAGCAAGACGCAGGCACGTGTGTGATCCTATTGGATGCTTGGGATACGCACCTGTCCTATCCTGAGTTACGTAGAAAAGTGGTAGAAGATTTTAAAGAGGTTGTGTATGGAGCAGACGGACAGTTCGGTAAGGGCCGTAAAGCTGACCTGATCCTCATGGAAGATAAATCCGCTGGTATCTCCCTCATCCAAGAACTTCAAGGTGCTGGTGTGCCTGTACGTGGTTATAACCCCGGACGTGCCGATAAGGTACAACGTATGAACATTGTGGCCCCGCTTATAGCCAAGGGCAAGGTTTACGTACCAGAAGATCCTAACGCCCCGGGCGAAGTGGACAAGTGGGCCAAACGCTTTATGCGCCAAGTTTGCTCGTTTCCTGAGGCTGGGGGTCACGATGACTACGTGGACTCACTGTCCCAAGCCCTACGTGTATTGCGTGATTCTGGCTGGTTGCAGCTAGACCCGCTGCCCGCCCGTGATTATGATTACGCTGAAGACGGAGCCCGCAAACGATACAACCCATACGCCGCCTAGGGCGGTAACAGTGGGTTCTTTGTATGATTAGATATATGGCGCAATAACAACACCTAAGACCCATGAACCCAATCAAAAGCCCCCAAGAGATGATGTACGAAGAAGCTGGCATTCCGCACCTAGCAATTGGCGGCGGGTTAAAGCTGTCTCCGGGCGCAGAAAATGTACTTAAATCTGCCATTAAAAAGTTCTCAGCGGTCTTTGGCCGTCACCCTAACGCCGAAGAGCTATCACAACTAGAAGCACACGCCAACAAGTTGTCGATGCCAACCAATACAGCGCCAGCCAATATCAAACGTTTAGCAGCTGAAACTCCAGCTCAAAACATGATGGTTGACTCATCTGGACGTGCATACCAGCCAATCCACAACGTTGATCCAAGCAAACGCATGCTTGCCCCTGAAGAGGCTGCGGGCTACAACGTTGACCCATTTGGTAGCACACCAGCAAACTTTAGGGCACGTGAAGGACTTTATGCACCAGATGTAAAAGCATTCGAATCACGTGATCCCTTCCTTACAGAGGCAATGACAGGACGTGCACCAAGTCGTACACGTCAAAAGCCGTTTTCTACTAGCATTGACGATTTGATTCAAAACAAAGCCCACTTGGAAAACAAAGGCATTTATGGCGAGATTGCCGACGTAGCACCGGGCGACTACCCAACACAATCAACAACCCCATCTGCCGATTACTTGGCGCACATGTCTGCTGGTATTGAAGCGGCAAAATTACCGGCAAACATTCGCTCCACATTGCGCTCTGCCCTTGGCCATGAGCCAACAGAAGACGAAATCAATGCGGCAATTGCAAACCTTAACGTAGCTGGCCACAATTACACCGGCAAAGGCGCTGCAATCTTTGGTGAGCGCCCAGCATCTACCGGCGCACGGCCAACAAAACAAGAAGCTGCTAATTTAGCAGACTGGAGACAGAGTGCAATTGACTCTGGCCAGTCACGTACATCGGTCATGGCTTCTCCTACAGAGATTCGCAACCGCACACCCGGCATAGCAGAACAAATGGATTTGGGTCCTGACACGGGCTTTGCTCAGGGAGGCAGTACTAACCCAAAACAAATGCGTGCCGACATGATGGTTCAAGGCTACGCTGAAGGCGGCCATGGCGTTTTGGGAACAGATTACAAACCACAACACAACCCAGAAGCAACAATGCAAGCAACACCATTTATGTCTTCTGAACAACCTTTTACAGATTATGTTAAAGGCGCAGTTGCACCGTTTTTAGGTCAAATGGCAACAGATAGAATTTTTGGTGGCCCACAATCTGGTGATGAATTAATTTACGACGCAGCAAGAATGGCAAATCCAGTATCTGGTGTACTTTCAGTTGCGGATCAAGTTCCAAACACTTACAGAAACTTAAAAAACAAAAACTACTTGGGCGCTGGAATGTCAACAGCTGGTTTAGCGTTGGGCCTATTGCCTGCAGTAAAACCAATCAAAAAGTTTTTTAATAAATAATCTATGGCACTTCCAACAATCCCATTGCAAAACGGTAAAAACCTTCCGGGGTTAGACACCGACGAAAAAATTAAACAAGGTGAAGATCAAGATCAAGATATTGATGAGCTTGACGATGCTTTGGGTTTAGATGACGATGATGATTCTACAGAAGAAGATCTGATTGAATTAGATGACGGCTCTGTTGTTGTTAACTACAAACAAACCAAGTCACCAAACCAAAACCCAGAGTTTTATGTTAACTTGGCTGAAGAGTTTGATGAAGACTTGCTTGACATGTTGGCAGATCAGTATCTGGAATACATCGATATTGACCGTGAAGCCCGTAAAGAGCGTGACAAACAGTATGAAGATGGCCTGCGTAGAACCGGCCTTGGCAAAGACGCCCCCGGCGGTGCAACATTTGATGGCGCATCTAAAGTAGTTCACCCGGTTATGGCCGAGTCATGCGTTGACTTTGCTGCATCAAGCTCAAAAGAATTGTTGCCACCAGAGGGCATCGTTAAGTCTGAAATCAAAGGTGAAGCTGATCGTAACCGTTTAAAGGTTGCTGACGACAAAGCTGAGTTCATGAACTGGCAGTTAACTGAACAGGTTCCTGAATACCGTGACGAGATGGAACAGTTGCTTACTCAGTTACCACTTGGAGGTTCACAATACCTCAAGTGGCGTTTTGACGGTGAGCAAAAACGTCCAATTTGTGAGTGGATCCCAATCGACAACGTCCTTCTTCCATACGCAACAACCAATTTCTACACCTCGCAGCGTGCAACTGAAGTCCAAGACATCACTGAAGACATCTACTTACAGCGCATTGAGCAAGGCATTTACCGTGATTTAGAAAACGTGTCACTAGTATCTGATATCGGTGAAGATGAAATGACCCGTTCGCAAAAAGCGAACAACAAAATTGAAGGTAAGTCCCAACCTTCCACCAATATTGACGGCGTACGTCGCATTTATGAGATTACTTGCTACGAGCGTTTAGACGATGACAATGAAACTGAGGGCAAACGTGCCCCTTATATCTTAACAATTGACGAGTCAAGCGGAAAAGTCTTGGCTTTGTATCGTAACTGGGCTGCCGGAGATGAGAAACTTACAAAACTGGATTGGTACGTTGAATTCAAGTTCATTCCTTGGCGTGGAGCTTACGCTATTGGACTACCTCATCTCATTGGTGGTCTTTCTGCTGCTCTTACCGGTGCTCTTCGTGCTTTGCTTGACGCTGCTCATATCAACAACAGCCAGACAATGCTTAAGCTCAAGGGTGGACGCATTGGTGGGCAGTCAGACAGAATTGAGCCAACACAAGTAATTGAGATTGAAGGCGCCCCGGGCGTTGATGATGTCCGTAAATTGGCAATGCCATTGCCATTTAACCAGCCTTCTAGCGTTTTATTCAATTTGTTAGGTTGGTTAACTGCTGCAGCTAAAGGTGTTGTAACTACTTCTGAAGAAAAAATTGGTGATGTTAACGCTAACGCACCAGTTGGAACAACACAGGCATTGATTGAGCAAGGTGCTAAGGTATTCTCAAGCATTCATGCACGTTTGCATCGTTCACAAGCCAAATCTTTGGCAATTCTTTCCCGTATCAACCACTGGTACTTGGAAGAAATGGACAATGAGTCCGGCACAGAAGTAGAAGTTCGTTATTTTGCTGACAATAATGACGTTCGTCCAGTTTCAGACCCTAACATTTTCTCTGAAACACAACGTTTAGCACAAGCTCAAGCTGTTTTACAGATGGCGCACCAAGCGCCTCCGGGCATGTTTGACCTGCACGCTGTTTACAACCGTATTTTGAAGCAATTAAGGGTTCCAGCAATTAATGAGGTGCTACCTAATCCAGATGGAGTCAAAGAATCGAATCCTGTTCTGGAAAACGTCTCGATGTCAATGGGGCGACCAGCAGCAGCTTACCCTGATCAAGATCATCTAAGCCATATTAAGGTGCATTTAGCCTACGCTCAGGATCCAAACTACGGCGGTAGCCCAATGATTGGCCCAACATTTTCTCCGCACGCTTTAGAACACATTAAACAACACTTGACGTTGCACTATTTGCAGTCTATGCGTGCTACTGTGGCCCAAGCTGCCGGCGGCGAAGACGCATTTAAGTTGCATGAAGAAAAACCACTCGATTTGGAAGCTCAACAAGCGTTATCGTTTGCCTCTCAAATCGTATCACAAGAATCTGCTCAAACTTTTGCAAGTATTATGCCTGCCGTTCAGCAATTGGTGCAAAAAGTACAGCAAATGCAACAAGCTCAGCAACAAAATGCTCTTAATGCTGATCCAACAGCTCAAGTATTGCTTAAAACTCAGATGGCTGAAACTCAACGTAAATCTCAAGAGTTCCAGACCAAGATTCAACAAGAATTGGGCAAAGCTCAGCAAGATTACCAGATCAAAGTGGCAGAATTACAGCAAAAAGTTCAAGAACTTCAAGCTAAGTACACAACTCAGACTAACATTGATAACCAACGCAACGCTACAGACATTGCAATGGCCAACATCAACAATGCAGCAAGAGAACGTGTAGCACAAATCAACGCAGGGGCTCAAATGGATCAATTCCAGTCCCAAGTTGAGCATGATCAGAATATGTCCGCCATTGAGGCTATTAATGCCGCCAACCAAGACATCCGCCAGCATGGTCTGGCAATTGAGCAGCAAGCATTCGACCAACAAGCGCAAAGAGTTGCTCAAGCAGCTCAGGCGCAACAAGCGGCCGGACAAGCTCAGCAGCAGCACGAGCAGCAACTGATGCAAGCAAACCAGCAACACCAGCAGGACATGGTACAAGCTGGTCAACAGCATCAACAAGCACTAGAACAACAAGCAGCACCACAACCAGAACAAGGAACACCAAATGAGTGATGAATTAGGCTTTCGCAAGTCATACAAAATGACTGGCACTCCCGGCTACGCTGGCGGCCCAGATCAAAAAGTAGAAAAAGGCGCATCAGGTAGCAAGCGTGCCAACAACGCCGTATTAAATGGCAATAAAATGGCTAAGTCCAGCAAAGTAGGTCCGGACAAAAATCTTAAAGATATTGGCGGCGGTAACTTTTATTAAAATTTGGGGCGGATTTTTCAATCCGTCTGTATATTTAGAAATATGAAGGATTTAATTTCTGAATTAATTGAGCGCTTGAAAAGCGCTGACAAAGAATTAACCGAGGCGATTTCGTCTGGAGTTAATATCCACAGTTTTGATGCTTATCAAAGACTTGTGGGTAAACGTGAGGGAGTACTTACTTCCCTCAATATTATTAATCAGATTCTTTCTGAAGACGATGAAGACTTGCGCTAAATGTTCAATTGAAAAAGATTTTAGTCAATTTCACAAAGCAAAGCGTGAAAAAGACGGTTTTCAAGCGTATTGCAAAGTTTGCAAAACTGAATACCAAAGAGCAAATGCAGTAGAACATAATTTTAGTGCAAAAATTTGGAGAGAAAACAATCCAGATAAACGAGCTGCAACACATGCAAAAAGACGTGCAGAACAGCTTAAAGCAACACCAAAATGGCTAACAAAAGAACATTTTCTTGAAATAGAAGGTTTTTATAAATTAGCAAAATTAATGGAAAAGCAATTAGGGGGTAAATATGATGTCGATCATATTGTTCCTTTTAAGGGCTCAAATGTTTCAGGGTTACATGTTCCTTGGAATCTTCAAGTGTTAACTAAAAAAGAAAACATTAAGAAGAAAAACAAATACATGGGTTAACAAGCCGTATGGCTTAAGGAGCAATGTAAATTGTTTGATGTAAAGTCGAAAGACGAACCCGATTTACGTTCGGAGCAGGAATGCTTTCCGGATATAGATCCCGGCGTCGATGTTGTTGGAGATCGAGTATTGGTGCAGTTACGCCGAGAAAAAACAACCAGCAAGGGTGGAATCATCTTAGTTGATGAGACCAAACAAACGTTAAGATTTAACGAGACAGTAGCTAAGGTACGATCAATCGGCCCCATAGCATACAAAAACACCGATAACTTGGAAACATGGATCGAAGGTCCTTGGTGTCAAGTTGGCGATTTAGTTCGCACAATCAAGTACGGCGGTGACCGTTTCGTAGTGCAGCCAGATGATGATGGAGCACCTGTAGTGTTTATTACCCTGCAAGCTCGTGAAGTTATCTCTAAGATTCGTTCATTCGAACATGCACAAAAAATGAAAGCGTTCGTGGATTAATTCACTTTTGAAAGAAAAGTATGGCAGAAAATGAAAAGGATGTTCCTATTAAGGAACAAAAGGACGGTAGTGTTCTTGCTAAGGTAGATCTCCCAGAGGAGATTGAATCCGAAGAAGAAAGTACTAAAAAAGTTGAAACATCCCAAGATCGAAATGACGATGATGAAGAGTCTGATGATCATGACGATGAAGAAAACGATGGCGACACTGACGAAGAGCGTGAAAAGATTCGTGAAGCCCGCCGTGAAGAGCGTAAGTTAAAGAAAGAGCTTAAGAAGCAACGAGATCTTTCCGCTCAAAATAAAATCAAGGCACTTCAGCGTAATAACGAAGAATTGGCTCGCAGGTTGGCACAGGTAGAAAATACCGCAGCAACTTTCCAATTCGCACAAGTTGACAAAGCCTTGGAAGATGAAGCGACTCGAGTAGAGTACGCTAAAATGAAGTTGTTGCAAGCGTCACAGAATCAAGATGCGGCCTCTCAAGTTGAATACTTGGAGCAGTTACAAGAAGCAAAAACTCGCTTGGCACAGATTCAGGCCTATAAGAAGCAACAATTAGAAGAAGCAAAACGACCAAAGCAAAACGTTCCTACACCGGTATCTAACGATGTACAACGTAATGCTACAAAATGGTTAAAGGATAACAAGTGGTTTGATCCGCAGGCAAGAGATACAGATAGTAAGATTGCCAAAGTGATCGACCAAGAGTTAGCCGCTGAAGATTGGGATCCAGCTGACCCAGAATATTGGGATGAGCTAAATAGCCGATTGAAAGCACGTTTACCCCATCGGTATGCGCAAAAAGGTGAGAAGCAACAACGCAGAGGAGGCCCAACAGCCTCTAGCCGGACAGCAAACCCCGGAGTTAAATCTGCGGGAACCATCACCCTGAGCAAAGCACGAGTGGATGCAATTAAAGATGCCGGAGCATGGGACGACCCAGCTAAACGAGCAAAGATGATTAAAGCATACGCTCAATTTGACAGACAAAATCGCATACAAGATTAAGGATAAATAAAAATGGCTACAAATTCAAGAAACAAACGTGACTTAGATGACCGCATGGCGGATCGAGTTGCAGAAGTAAAAGCTCGTGGAGAGTCTTCCGAAGACTTATCAAACCGGGAACGTATCGAAGCGTTCCGAGATCGGTGGCAGAACTCAGCTCTGCCGGATTTGCCTAAAGATGCTATCCCCGGGTTCCATTTGTGCTGGTTATCCACCACAAATAATTATGACAGTATCGACAAACGATTAGCATTGGGATATGAGCCAGTGAAAGCCTCGGAATTAGGAAAAGGCTTTGAAAATCTAGGCAAGATGAGCTCGGGCAAGTTTGAAGGCTGTGTTAGTTGTAACGAAATGGTTCTCTTTAAGTTACCAGAGGAAATCTATCAAGAAGTGATGCGTATGCTCCATTTGGAGGATCCGTTAGAACACCAACGTAACATTACCGCCGCTGTGCGCAACACTGCACAAGAGGGTAAAGGTGGGCGATCAATTCTTGAAGGTGGTGTTTTGGAAATGGAAAAGGAAGCCGCCAAGGCAAATAGTAATATTCGCTTTTAATAACATACTTCAATAAAAACAAAGGAAACAATAGACTATGTCTACAGTATACCAACCCTTTGGTCTGAAGCCAGCGTTTCACCCAAGCGGTCTTGACCGTGCTGTACCATTCGTTGGTACAAACACTTTCAATCCTGCAACCGGTTACAGCGCTCCGTACTTGTTGACTTCTGGCCAAGCATTTTACCAGTATCAACCAGTAGGCTTAAACATTTCAGGCCAGTTAACTATCGGCGCAACTGCTGCTGCAACAGCACCTTTATACGGTGTTTTTGATGGCGTGGAGTTCACTGATTCCCAAGGTCGTCGTTCCGTAGCTAAGTGGGCTTCTAAGACTACTTTAGATGCTTCTACACAAATCATTTTCTGGATCTTCCAAGATCCGTCAATCGTTTATGAAGCTCAAATCAACGGTTCAGCAACTTCTGCTTCTCTTGGTCGTCAATACGACTTTGATGCAACTAACACTCCAGCCGTTGGTTATTCCATCGGTAACGGCGGTGCTGGTTTCTCACAAGCAGCTCTTGCAGCATCTCCTGCAGCTACTGGCGTTCAAGGCCAAGTACGTGTTGTAGGTTTAGGCCGTGAAGTGGCTTACCCAGCTGGTTCTACAAACCAGTGGGGCGACGCTTACACAATTGTCCAAGTCCAAATCGCCAACGATTCATTCGTAGCGCCTAAGGCTTCACTCTAATAACGAAAGGATAAGCAATGGCAACCCCAATGCGTAGTACCGACTTTCGTGCGGTAGTCGAGCCGATTATCAACGAAGTCTTTGATGGTGTATATGAACAACGTGCAGACGAGTGGAAAGGATTTGTAGAGCAGATCCAAGGTATTCCACGTAACTACCATGAAGAAGTAATGCTCTTCGGTATGAACGCAGCTCCTGCGATGCCTGACGGCACTCCAGTTAGCTACGATCAAGGTGGTACTTTGTACATCACCCGCTTCATCTACCAAATTTATGGCTTGGCATACGCCTTGACCAAAGTTTTGATGGAAGACGGCGATCACATCCGTATCGGTTCAACATTTGCTAAGCACTTAGCTCAGTCAATGATTGAAACTAAAGAAACCCTCTGCGCTAACTTGTTGAACTTTGCGTTCACAGCAGGTTACGTAGGCGGCGACGGCGTGACATTGATCAACACCGCTCACCCAATCGCCAACGGCGCTTCTTACTCTAACCAGTTGTCTACAGCTGCTTCTTTGAGCCAAACTTCTGTTGAACAGATGTTGATTCAAATCCGTAGCGCTATCGACAACAACGGTAAGCGTATCCGCCTGAAGGCAGAGCAGTTAGTTGTTCCACCTGCACTCGAATTCCAAGCTGAAGTTATCTTGAAATCCGTATTGCGTTCTGGTACAGCTGACAACGATCTCAACCCAATTAAGTCTACAGGCATGTTGCCTAAGGGTACACACGTGGTTACACGTTTGAGCTCTTCTAAGGCTTGGTGGGTTCAGACTGATGCTGAAAACGGTCTCATGCTCGTTATGCGTCGTCCAATGGAGAAATCCATGGAAGGCGATTTTGAGACTGACTCCATGCGTTACAAGGCCACTGAGCGTTACGCTACAGGCTGGCACGATGCTCGTAACATTTTTGGTACACCCGGTTTGTAATCCAAACCAACTGCAGCAACAAAAAAGCCACCCACAAGGTGGCTTTTTTGTTTTTTAGGGCGCTTTTAGCCCCTGTTTTGTATGATTAGTTATAGGAAGATCATCCCATTCTGACTGCCGACACTTCCCGGTAAGACGACTTAGAGACAGCTTGGGATACCCACTAAGATAAGGAAATTCAAATGTCAAGCACATTTACAACCCCCATTCGTGTATTTAAGCGTAACAACCCAACAAACAACGGCACAATCGCCCCAGATAACACTGGCGCAGCCCGTTTAAGCCAACAAAGCTATATCACCAACCCAATCTCTGGCACAACTTCTGGCGCCACAGTTTTGACAACTGCTGATGTAGGCCAAACAACAGTAACTCCATTTGTATTGCCAGCCGGTTCTATCATCGAAGGTATCACCCTTTATCAAGACCAAGCAGCTACTGGCTTAACTGGTGGCGTGATCACTGTATCTATCGTTCAAACTAGCCCAGTTGATGGTTCTTTGACAACTACAGCTATTGCTACAATCACCCCAACAGCAGCTGGCGGCCGTATTGCTGGTGTGTTCACAGCTACTGCAGCAGTTGCAACTATTATCGAAAATATTGGTACTTTGGATGCCACATTGACATTCTCTGCAGCTACTATTTCTGCTAACACCGGTACTTTGGGTGGTACATTCTCTATGGATTACACTGCACGTAACGTTGACGGTTCTATTACTGCTTACGGTTCTGGCTACACCAACTCTTAATTAATTGCCTAGGGGGCATAGGCCCCCTACTTAACATTAAAGGAAATTAATTATGGCACTAGTCACAAATTTACAGCAAAACCCATCTCCTCCACATTCCGTAACCGTTCAAGGCGCTTACGAGCCATTTGATCTTCAAGTAGCTCGTAACCAAATTGCCGGTCATCAAACCGTTAGTATTTTTGGATATCAGCCTTCTATTACTACTACATCTATTCCAATTTGGGAAAACGCAACTACTTATACATATATTACATCAGCTTCAACTTTAACATTAGCCAGTTCATCGGCTTCTGATGATACATTAGCTTCTATATTAATTAGTGGTTTAGATTCAAACTTTAACCCAATTTCAGAAACATTATTTTTGAATGGTACAACTGGTGTAACAACAGTTAATAGTTATTTCCGTGTTAACAGCACGATTATGGTATCTGCTGGTACTGGTCAAACTACTAACGTGGGTACTATTACATTAAAACAAAGCAGCAACATTGTTTCCCAAATTAACATTGGTATTGGTAAATCACAAAGCACTATCTATACTGTTCCCGCTGGCTATACTTTTTATTTAGATCAAGTAGAAGTTAACACATCTAACAGCTATACTGGTTCTACAATTGTTACTTACAAAGTACAAACAATTAATAATACCAATGGTGTTAAGATTGTAGCATTGCAACAACCGTTTGTGTCTATTTACACAATTACTCGCCCAACAGATCCGTTTGCTTATCAACAAAAAACTGACATTCAATGGCAGTTAGTAACAAACACTGGAACAATTGCAGCTGGTGCGATTATTACCGGTAAGCTAATCAAGAACGACGGCCAAACGGCTTAAGGCAGTAAATGTCCGTCTACATTGACACAACTGGCAATTCGGTCCTGTCTGTAGCGATCTGTGATCGCTGCAGCAGGAAGTTTGCTTATGTCGATTTAATGCCCGACCCTAATTTTCCGGGCATGCGTGTATGTAAAGAAGACTCGGATAACTTTGATCCTTGGCGCCTTCCAGCACGTCAAACAGAAAATATTGCATTGCGTTTTCCCCGTCCAGATGTATCTGTGGCAACGGGCCCAGTAAACGGACAACAAGTAGTCACAGGAACAGCACCAGCTGGACCAATTGACAGTCCAGTAAATGGGACAAGAAAACCAACTAATCCGGGACGTAATTCAATCTTTATTACGCAGGATAAAAACAAGTCAACAACCGCCGGCGATTCTGGCGACATAATTATATAAGACCATGGCCGATCAAAGTATATCGCAACTACCAGTAGCATCTACCATTACCGGTAATGAGTTGACTGTTGTCGTTCAAAGTGGTATTACAAAACAAGCTCAAGTATCACAGATTGCAAATGCAATCTCTCCCGGTAAACTTATTACCTCAGTTAGTTTTGTTGGTAACAATTTAATATTCTTTTATTCTGACGGCACACAGTCTTCAGCTGGCCCGATTCCGGGTTATGTATCTGCGGCAATTAACGGCTCAGGTCATTTAATTTTAACCAATTCACTTGGTTACAATACTGACGCTGGTTCTGTAGTTGGCCCACAAGGTGCTACCGGAGCCACAGGTGCCACCGGAGCCACAGGTGCAACGGGCCCGCAGGGTCCGCAAGGAACTGCAGGCGCAGCAGCATCGGTAACTGTTGGCACAACAAACACACTGTCTGCTGGTAGCTATGCAACAGTAACAAACAGCGGAACATCTTCCGCTGCAATTTTAAATTTTGGCATTCCGATGGGTGCAGCAGGAGCTGCAGGCGCACAAGGTGCTCAGGGCCCAGTTGGCCCGGGTGTTGCCCCCGGGGGTAATACAAATCAAGTTCTAGCTAAAGTAGACGGTACAAATTATAATACACACTGGATTGATGTTGCCGGTGTTGGCACCGTTACTAGCGTTGATGTAGTTGGTGGAACTACGGGCTTAACAACCTCTGGCGGCCCAATTACATCCGGTGGAACAATTACATTGGCTGGTACAGTTAACGCATCTCACGGCGGTACTGGCGCAACTAGCTTAACCGGTTATGTGTACGGTAACGGCACTAGCGCAATGACTGCCAGTGCAACTATCCCGACTAGCGCTTTAAGTGGAACAATTAGTAACGCTCAGTTAACAAACAGCTCGTTAACACTTGGAACAACAAACGTAGCACTAGGTGCAACAAGCCTTACATTAGGTGGTTTGACAAGCGTTACTGTAACACAAGATCCAGTGTCCGCATTACAACTTACCACTAAACAGTACGTTGACAATATTGCTCAAGGTTTAAGCGCCAAAACTCCAGTGTTGTGTGCCACTACAACCAACATTACACTATCTGGTGAACAAACAATCGATGGTGTTACAACATCATCTAGTCGTGTATTGGTTAAAAATCAAAGCACTTCGTCACAGAATGGCATTTACTTATCTGGCTCTGGCGCATGGACTCGTACTACAGACGCAAACACATGGAACCAATTAGTTTCAGCTTATGTATGGGTTGAACAGGGCACAATTAACGGCGACACTGGTTGGGTGTGCACAGTGGATCCGGGTGGTACATTAGGCACAACTCCAGTTACTTGGGTTCAGTTCTCAGGTGCAGGCACATACACAGCTGGTACAGGCTTATCTCTAACTGGCACACAGTTTAGTATTGCCAATATTGGTACTGCAGGAACTTACGGTTCTGCTACACTGATCCCAGTTATTACTACTAACGCTCAAGGTCAAGTAACCAGCGTAACCACTGCATCAAACCCGCAAGGCACTGTAACCTCTGTTGCTGCACTAACTTTAGGCACATCAGGAACTGACTTAAGTTCTACAGTTGCAAATGGAACAACAACTCCTGTTATTACATTAAACGTACCAACAGCATCAGCAACAAATCGTGGTGCGTTATCTGCGGCAGATTGGACTACATTTAATAACAAAGGTTCTGGCACTGTAACATCGATTACATCATCTACATTAACTGTAGCAGGTACATCAGCAGTACCAACAATTAACCTAACAAGCGGTATTGTTACTGCAGGAACCACCGGTTCTAGTTTATTGATCCCAGTTGTAACGGTGGACACTTATGGTCGTGTCACTGCCATAACAACAGCATCAAACCCACAGGGTACAGTAACAAGCGTATCTGGTACAGGTACAGTAAACGGCCTTACATTAACAGGAACAGTAACATCAAGCGGAAGTTTAACACTTGGTGGTACTTTAGATTTATCTAGCCCACCAGCGATTGGTGGAACAACACCAGCCGCAATAACCGGCACAACTATAACAGCAACAAAATACGTCGGTATATCCGGAGGAACATTCTAAATGGCAGCTACAGGCTACACCCCAATTTCTCTTTACTACAGCACGACTGCCTCTGCGGTTCCTGTAAATACAAACCTCGTCAACGGTGAGTTGGCGATTAACATTACTGACGGTAAGCTCTACTATAAGAACAACTCTGGTGTTGTTACTTTGTTGGCAAACGCTGCAACAGCCGCCCCAGTAACTACCTTCTCAGCTGGTACGACAGGCTTTACTCCTAGTACAGCAACTAGCGGCGCAATTACCCTCGCTGGCACATTGGCCACAACTAATGGTGGTACTGGTTTAACATCGTTCACCTCTGGTGGTGCTGTTTATGCAACATCTACTTCAGCACTGACAACTGGCACATTGCCAATTGCTTCAGGTGGTACAGGTGCAACAACATTAGCTGGCGCTAATATTGCACTATTTAACACAGCACAAACTTGGACAGCAACCCAAACATTTAACGGCTCAACATCTTCTGAAGCAATTAAGGTGTTAAACATTGCCGAACCAGCTAACATCGTTGCGGCAGCTCCAAGCTCTACAACAAATTTCTATGTTAACTCTGGCGCTGTTCAGTACTATACATCTAATGCTGCTAATAACTGGACAGTTAACTTTGCGTTTAGCTCTGGCACATCGTTAAATACAGCAATGTCTGTAGGTGACTCTATCTCATGCACCATGTTAGCAACTCAAGGTTCTACTGCTTACTATAACTCAGCAGTAACTATTGACGGAACATCAGTTACTCCTAAGTGGCAAGGTGGTACAGCGCCAACAAGCGGTAATGCAAGTGGTATTGACTCATACACATATGTAATCATTAAAACAGCATCCGCAACATACACTGTATTAGCTTCTGTAACCAAGTTCGCATAAGGACTGACTAATGCCACGTTTATCCAAAATTGGAGC